ATGTAAAAGCCCGTACGCGCCCCTATAATATCACCCAGATATTCCAACAAGGCTATGACGTGACCGGCACTCAGCAGGCTGTTGCCCACTATGGCGGCATTACCTCTGAGATTGACGATGCTATGGCCGATGCAATGAAAGAGCTTGGCCTTGACGTTGAGCTTGCTTGGTTTGCCTCAAGCACAAGGGTTGAGGGGGACGATGCCACCGAGCGCGTAGCCGGGGGATTAAAGTATTTCATTTCTACCAACAAAATGGCGAATGGTGGTACCGGGCGCGCATACACAGAAACCCTGCTAAAGCAAGCCATTCAAAAGTCGTGGTCTGCTGGCGGCGTGCCAAAATGGGTATTCCAAAGCGGCGATAACCAGAACATTGCCAATGGATTCAAAGGCGGAAACACCGCCAATCAGGATGCCAAGGATAAAAAGACAGTCGCAGCTGTTGATGTGTATGTTTCGTCGTTCGGTACGGTGAAATTTGTTCCACACCGGCAGCTTACCAATGCAGACGTGTTCGCCTTGGATACGCAGTACCTCGAAACCCGTTATCTGCGGCGATTCAAAGACACGGAACTCCCCAAGATCGCAGATGCGGAAAAACGCAACATCCTGGGAGAGCTTTCCTTCGTGGTCAAGGCAGAAAAAGCGCAAGCCTGGATCACAGACCTGAATACCTGATCTGAATAATCCTAACGGGGAGGGCTTAGTCTCTCCCTTTTAACTTGGAGGCTTTATGCTAAAAAGACGCTGGTTTGAGCGTGACAAAGACCAAATTAAAATGTTTTCACAGCACGACCATTCCGATGTGCTGAGCGGCAACTACACTGACCGCATGAGTGGCGACAAAGGCTATATTGACCAAGGCGAAGACCTGATGCGAGTAGCCAGAATTCCTATTGCGTTCTTGGCCTCATTGACCAATGAACAGAAGTTAGAGCTTGAACATGAGCCGGGGGCCTTAATGAAGCTCTTGGATCAACATCCGGAGTTCCGCACGAATACAGCCCGATTGTAAGGAGGTGAGCTTTCATGGTATACAGCAAACGGCGTAGATAATAGAAAGGGGGCCTCAGAGCCCCCTCATTCTGTTTATGAGGTGAGAAAATGAACGCTTCGGCGATAATCGACAAAGCGGTTAAAATAGTAGCCCGTATGGATGTAGACAGAGTCTTAATGCTGTTCTTTATCAACACAGCAATACGGGCGATGTTGCGAGATAAGAGTATTCACAAACTGCACACTTACAAGGAAATGCCCCATACATCCGGACTAATTGACGGTTCAACGATCAAACGGGCGATTGATGTTTATTATAAGGATTTTACCGCTAAGCGACTTAAGAAACTGGCTAGTTATAAAGCGGCGCAGCAGTTATATCCAGATTTTACTGCGGCAGGTACTCCTGCTCACTATTATGAGGACGGGGCAAATATTCGAATTTTGCCTGTGCCTACAACGGGGGCATTAACGGTAGATGGTGAGTTCTGGCCTGACGATTTAACCGACAGTATCAGCAGCACCAACATACTTACATCCGAGTTGCCGGAGGCTTTTGTATATCTGGGCGCGGCCGAGTACTTTGACTACTTCGACGAGATACAGAAGGGTCAATTTTGGCGGCAAAAAGGGATGGCCGTTATCGACAGTTATGTCAAGCAGAGCGCGAAGCAGGCATTTTACGGAATTAGCATCGATCAAGATCCTTTAGGGAATGGAGGGATATAAATGGCTTTTACCGCAATCGACGCCACGACCCCAGCAGGCACGGATAAAAAGAAATTCGGTGATGACCGGATCAGGGAGTTTAAGGAGCAGGTCATTGCCAATCTTAGCGAACTATCCGGATACCCGGATACGGTTGCTTTGCGTGGCGCTACATGGACCACGGCAACGCGACCAACAACAAATATCGTTGATAGGCTAGAAGGGTACAACTCAGATATCGGAGCAGAAGAATATTATGATGCAGCAGCAGCTCTTTGGAAGCCAAAGCCTTTAATGCCGGCGTGGTCTGTAGCAACTAGACCAACCACTCCACTGGCGGGATGCTGCGGATATAACACAGATTTGGCTGTTATCGAACGGTGGAGCGGCAGCGCATGGATTCGGGTATCTGGGGGGATGTGGGGGGATATTGGCATGTGGACCGGAGCGATTGCCGATATTCCAACGAAAAAGCCAGGATGGGTGTTAGCCGATGGGGTTACACGCACGCATCCAGAAGGCGGGACGTTTACGCCGCCAAACTTAAGAGACCGGTTTATTGTGGGTGCTGGCACGAGTTATGGCGTGGGTGCTACAGGCGGCGAAGCGTTTCATACCCTGTCGTGGAACGAAATGCCTGTACATGATCATCCGTTTTATATAGTTCAGTCAGGGAGTAGCACTCCTGACCCAGGACACGGTTTACGAAGAACAGCAGGAAATGACGGTGCTATGCATATACAAGGCGCGGGTTGGGGTTCTATGGGTACTGCTGGTGGCGGTTTGGCACATGAAAGCAGACCCCCATACTATGCGTTATGCTACCTGTATAAGCTGTAATGAGGGAGTGATACCATGCAAAAGAAAGATATCATCGCTCCCGATAAAGGCATAAACAAGTACTTGCCAAAGCACCTAGTACCTGATACAGCATGGTCTGATGGGCTCAATGTGATTTTCGGTGTCGGCTACGTCAAGAAATCAGGCGGCTGGCGGAAGTGGATTGAGGATCAACTGAGCGGGCCGGTACTGGCAATTGACATCTACTATAAGTTCAACGGCGACCAGTTCTTGATTTTTATCACGGATAAGCGGATTTATTACTTTGATCCGGTTGCAAATTCTGTTGTGGATATTACCGGCGAAAGTGATTTAAACGGCGTGATTGACAGCCCTGTAATCTGCGAAAACGCCCAAGATCTCTTTGTCTTTACCAACGGGATTGACCGCGTTAAATATTGGGATGGAGAAATGACAGCCATTGAAGACCTTCCCGGCCTTGATGATTGCAAAGGTGGTGTGACTAGCGTCACCTGTAAGGGCCTGATCTACTCCAATAACTTTTTAATCCTCTATCGAACGACCGAAAACGGCTACGCCTGTCCGCAGCGCATCCGTTGGTCTCAAATCGGCAATATCATGAAATGGAAAGACGAAGAGACCGGCGAGGGTGAAAGCGGCTGGGGTGATTTGACGGATGGGGTTGACTGGATACAGCGACTTGTGCCGTTAGGCAATTATGTTGTCGCCTATAAAGAGCGCTCTATTCAGGTGCTTAACTATGTTGGCGGTTCTTTAATTTGGGATAAGCGCCCCGCGATTATTGGAACCGGCCTGCTGGCGCCAAGGGCAATCATGGATCTTGGGGATGAACATATTTTCATCGGCCCAGATAACATTTACAGTTTTAACCTCATGGACGTCTCGATTGCCGGGGATAACATCGCTAAAGAATTTTTCGAGACGCTTGAGCCTTCCTACAGCCACACAGCTACAGCCTTTTATGTGGAGGAAGTGCCGGAAAATTGGTTTGTCTTTGTCAGCACGAACAGTCTTGACGGTTTCCCAGACAAGATGCTTGCCTACAACACCGACACTAAAGCCTGGTCAATTCGGGATATGCCAATGAGCGCTTTCGGGTATTACAACCTCAGAGATGAAGGCACATGGGACACGGATAATGAGACCTGGGACAGTGACGAAAGCAGCTGGGACAGCAGCACGGTACTCGCCAATGCGCCGATAAATCTTGCCGGTGACCAGAACGGTTATATTTATGTCTTCCAAGGCAATGACAAAGATGGTGCCGACATTGCTTTCTCTTTGACCAGTAAACTATTTGATCTGGGTGAACCGTTCAGGCTTAAGCGCCTAAAGCGTATTCAGTTGATGGTGTCACGCGAAGGTCCATACGATCTACGTGTCCGGGTGGGCACAGCGGCCAATGTTGATGAAGATGTGATTTGGTACGGGCCATATAATATGAATTTGGATAAGACTATGCCGCCGTGGGTTGATGTGGACGTTACCGGGCGGTATTTTTGTGTCGAGTTTTCCACGCTAAAAAGGGATGAGCCGGTAAAGCTGACTGGCTACACTCTTTACTATGACATGCGCGGGGTGATTTAGTGGATCAAATCAAGCAACTGCCCAAAACGCCAACACTGCCGGCCAATACTACGGATGATGGCAAGAGCCTGATCCGGGCGCTGTGGGATCACATTATTCAAAGCAACGAAACCATAAATAAATTAATCAAGCATCTTCTGGGGTTGAAGCCTACTGATATCGGTGCGGCAGTTTACATACCCGGCGAAATTCGCATGTTTGCATTCCAAAGTCCGCCTAATGGGTGGTTGAAGTGCAATGGGCAGGCTGTCAATCGCATAACCTACGCTAGTTTATTCAGCGCCATAGGAACGACTTACGGTATCGGGGATGGTACGACCACTTTTAATTTGCCCGAAACGCGAGGCGAATTTGTCCGTGGCTGGGACGATGGGCGCGGCGCTGATCCCGTGCGTGTATTCGGCAGTTTGCAGGGGGGCGCGACGAGGCTATTGATTAACGGAGCATCTCAAAGCAATTCCCCAGAGGGGGATTCTCCGGCAGGTTTGATCGCGCATAAACCAGGGGTGGAAATGATAGGAACAGAGGCAACCCTCTGGGGAACGTATACTTCACGAGTTTCGTTACGCAATTCATTGGATTCTACTTACGGAAGAAGTGCCGAAACCCGTCCGCGTAATATCGCCTTGCTCTACTGTATTAAATATTGAGGTGCTTATAATGGACGCTCTCATAGCTGACTTCCTGCGCCGCTCCCGCAGCCGCTATACTGCAGACCACGTAAAACAAGCCCTGAGTGATAACCTGTCCATCGTCACCGAGGACGGGTTTATTTGTTTCAATGTCGTACAGGATGAGTGCTATATCTTGTTCTTCTATGTTCGCCCTGGTGTAGATGCAAAACCGTTCTTGTCGGCGGTGGAGTTCCATGCTAAGGCAAATAATTGTACAGTCATGCGCTTTGTCACTCAAAGGGATAAAGCGTTCGCGCGCAGGTTTAAGGACTATCATACTGCAGGCACTCTATTTGAGAAAGCGCTATAAAGGAGATGATAAAGTGGGCAGTTTATTTGGAAGCAAGCAAAAGTCTACCACTAAAAGTGAGCCATTTACCGGCAAAGCCAAAGACTGGGCCTATGCTGCACAGCCAAAACTATGGGAGAGCATGAACACGCCAACGGCTAAGTATGAGGGTGAGCTGAGTACCGGCCTGTCAGATACCCAGAAAAGCGCTATGGGTGGTTTATCTTCGCTAATCAACACACAAGCATTAACCGATACCATAGGCGGCAAATACCTTAACCCGGACAGTAATCCCTATCTCAGCCAATATTACGACCAGGCAGCCAGCAAAGTGAGGTCGAGCCTTGCCGACAGTAACGATTACGTCAACGGCCAGTTTAACCAGCGCGGCCTTTACAACTCATCTGCTCGGCAGGAGTCATTGCAAAAACAGACTGACAAAGCAAACGATACCCTGGCTGATGTTGCTACTGGCATTTATGGCAACGCCTACACGACCGAACGCAGCAACCAAATGAACGCTATTAATCAGCAAGGTAATCTGATTAATAGCCAGTTTAGCCAAGGCACAACACAACAGGGGATTGATCAAACTGCGCTGGATAAAGAGTATCAAGAGTATCTCCGGCAGCAGGGCATGGATCAGCAAAGTATTGACAACTATCTCAATTACCTCAATACGATCAAGAACCCTTCGCAGACAACAACGCAAAGTTCAGGCGGATTAGGCGGCCTGCTTGGAACTATCGGCGGTATTGGCCTTAGTAATTCCAACTTCGGCAAGAAATGGTAGGGGTGAGCGTATGGATGATTTCACAAGTGCGCTTATGCGCGCTTACCAAATCGGGAGTCAGAACCGGAAAGAACGCGAACAGCGGCAGGCGCTAACGGATTTTTCAAAATCCCTTGCCGATGATTCTGCGCAGGTTCAGGCTTCGGCAAAGGATAAATTGGCCGCTAATCCCAATTATCAATTTGGACAATCGCATTTTAACGATCAGGCGAAGTCGTTAAATGATCTTATCGCGCCGAGTTCTTTTTCGTTGCAACCTGAAACGGACGGCAATGGCATTGCTCCAACACTTAACTCCGTGCTTGCATCAGCAAAGCCTGCTGCGCCTGCTAGCACCGGATTTACAGCGCCATCTCAATTATCCCTAAACTCCCTGCTCTCTGGGAAACAGCCACAGTCTACCCAACCTGCTCAACAACCAATGAACTATGCCAAAGCACAACCAATGCAAGAGTTCGATTTTAGTAAATACAATGGCTTGTTAGCTAAAGGGCTAGAATCTGGGGTTGATCCGAATGCGGCATTCTCTATGCTCAATAATTACAAGAAGAATTATGACGAGCAGTATAATAAGAGCCGTGAAGATGAAGCACTAAAGGGCATTTTGTCTGCTGAACCAAAAGGGATGAAGAATGCATTTATTAACTATGCCAGAGCAACCGGGAAAATGGATGCGGCTACGTTGCGTGGACTGCTATCTACTAACACCGTTAAGCATGATGATGGCGCTAACATTAATTTCTATCGCACAGATAGTTTCGGCAACCCTGTTGACGTAGGAAAAGACGGAACGCCCGTTCCTTGGTATTCCGTCGAGAAGAAGATGAGCCTGTCAGAACAGGATGCGAGTAAACGCGGATGGAAGGGACTTGAGGTGCAAGAGCGCGGGCTGGAACAAGACCTGTACAAATTTAACAACGTATCAGGCAATACTGCTTACGCGGTAAATCACAGGGCTGCTTCTGGTGGCGATGCGATCTTTTCAAAGGCCGAAACAGCTGCCCTTACTAAAACAAATGCCACGATTAACGCCTTCAATAGTCGGTGGAAAGATCCATTTACCGGGGAACTGCGCGAAGGTTATCAGCAAGATCCTCTGTTTCAATCCTACCAACAAGCAATAACTATTCAGAATCAAATATATGCTGGCTCTGTCAATCCACAATCTTCACAGCAACCTCCCGGTCAGGTTAATTATTACGATGGGATGCAAAAAGTAACTAGACTTATGGAAAGCGGAAAGGTGAGCAAAGAGCAGATCATTGCCGCTGTTCAACAAGATTATGGTGATCTAGCTTCTTACATTTTACGCGATGCTGGCCTATTGGGTGGCGATGGTTCTCCTGAAAAGAATACTCCGATCGCACAGCCAGATATAGTTAACCCTGAAACCGGCTTGCGTCAAGGTTCAGTTCTTGATAATTTTAAAACAAAAGGCAACTTAGGGGTTGCGCAGATGCTAGGTTATTGATTGGAGGGCAATTATGGGCGCACTTGATGACCTTATAGCCAATACAGGAACGGTGCAAAAAGCGTCAGGCGGCGGTGCTCTTGATGACTTGATATCGCAAACGCAACCACAATCCCAGCCACAACCAGACAATCAGGAAACTGGATTCATGGACATTGTTTCAGATGTTGCTGGTTTTTTCGCTCAGCCTGCAGCCGCTGCTCTCGAAGCAATAAACTACCTTGACAAGCCGCGCGGCGCGATTGCCGGAACAGTCAAGGCGGCGCAAGATGGCGGTGATCTTTGGGAGGGCGCAAAAAAAGGCTGGAAGGAAAATACAAGCTGGAAAGAAACTTTCCCTGAACAGTTCCAAAAAGATAACCCCTATTATCTTGCTTCTATCGGTGGATTTGCCGCCGACGTGTTGGGCGATCCTCTTTTGATTGCTACTCCCGCAAGAGCTGCTTCCGCTATCGCCAAAGGCTCTAAGGCTGTTGGCCTCACCGAAAAAGTTGTCAATCCGACTGTCAAAGCTATTAAAGCTAATCCGACCGGACAATCAGCTATTGCCTGGCTAGAGGACATCAGCGGCGTAAACCGCATCCAGGATGCGCAGGATACTTTCCGGGCAGGACGAGCCGCTGATTCGGTTCATGGTGATGATATCATTGACGCAGTCAAAGGACTGAAAAAGCAGTATGGCGATCAGGCTAACGAATTAACGCGCTATGTGGAGGCGGCAGAGAGGGGAGCGCCAATTACCCCGGCAACGCAGGAAGCGGTTTTGAAAGCGCACAATAGCGGCAAACTTCTTGATGAGATTAAGACAGGTGCTATTGACAAGCCGACAGCCTTTGAAACTCTCCGGGATGTTGGCGAAGAAGTCCCTGACTACCTACTCCAAGAGTCGCAACGATTAGCGCGAATAGAAGGAAGAGCCTTGCCTGATTATATATTCCGTGATCAAGTTCTGTCCGCTATCCCTGACGACTATCTGCGCAAGTCGATTCAGCACGCAGGGGATATGGTTATTGGTCGCAACAAGGAGATTCAGGACGCTCTGGTTGGTTCTGGACGGTTAAGCGGCGAAGCGGCTGTAAGGTTTTCTGATGGAGCCCATTTGCGGCGAGCGATTGGCAAATACGATAATCCCGAAAAGTTTCTGGATGACTTGCGCAAAAACGGCACAGAAGAAGAATGGCGTAAAGCATACCAGGATTTAGCCAACTCTAGATTGCCCGGGAAACAAGGCTTTGGCAGGGCGCATTCCGTTGAAACAAAAGACTTTATTCAGAGACAGGTGCTTTCTCCCGACACTCTGCGTAAGCTTGGTGAAATTACCGATGCGGAATACCGCATTATGGACACTCTTAACAGAGGTTCTAAGTCCATCAGAGAAGATGAGTTTCTATCAACAGTAAACAAGATGTTCGGAAAAACAGGAGACGAAGCGGCTGACTTGTCCAGAAGCTTACCGGCGCGCCGCCAATACGTACAAATTCCAGAAGGGGATTCCTACGGCGCGTTGGCAGGCAAGTGGGTTCCTAAGGATGTTGCTAACCAGGTAAGCAATTCATTGGGGACTAATCAACCAGAAGGCTTATCCGCAACGCTACAAAAGATGGTTAGTTGGTGGAAGGTTTCAAAATTGGCTACTCCGGCCGCCACAATGAGAAACTTTTATTCAGGCATACCTATGGCGAATGTCTTTGGTCAGGTTCCGTTTCAATCCATGCCTAAACAAATGGTCAAGGTGTCAAATCAATTTACCCGCATGGGCGGCAAGAACTCTCCTTTGATTCGAGAACTGCGGGAAACCGGCATATTGGGAAACGTGTGGAGCAAACAGGAAATCCGTAATATTATTGGCGATAATCCGACCGGTATAAAGAAAGCCGCTGATATCGCTATGGAGGTCTTTGGCTCGCCTGACAAGTTTTGGCGCGCTGTCACCTATTCTTATCACCGGGACGCAGGTAAGACCATTCAGGAAGCTGCAAATATCGCTAATCGCGCACTGTTTGATTATAGCAACGCCCCTGAATGGGTAAATCAGTTGTCGCGCAGTGGTATAGTTCCTTTTGCTAAATTCCCCTACTTCGCTACTAAAGAAACTGCAAAGGCTATGTATGAGCGTCCGGCGCAGGTTACGAAATATACCAAGCCGCAAAATCAGGTTAACAATGAAGATCGAGAAAAAATATTGCCTGATCACATTCGAACCCGGCAGTTGCTCCCAACGGGTCAGGGGACGCGAATAGTTAACGGCAAAGAGCAACCTGTGCAGAATAACATTGACCTTGATTATATTCTGCCGTTTTCAAGTGACTTTTCCGTTGGCAATCCTCTCGTAGATGCTCTGCAGTTGGCGCGAACAGGGCAAAACAGCCTTGGGCAGCAGGTCATACGCCCGGGCATGACTGATGCAGAAAAGACCAAGGAGTATGCAAGATTTGCTTGGAACGCAGCGGGGCCGTCTTTTCCTCTTCCGTATAACTACGCAGGGGAAACGCTGGCAAGAGGGGCGACGGGCGGCGTTGACCGCATGGGCAGGCAGTATGATCCGCTTACAGCGTCAATGCAAGTCTTTGGCGGCTTGAAAAATGTTCCGATAAATATCGATGAAATGTACCGTCAGAATATATCTTCCGTGCAGCGACAGCAAACAGAAATCCGGTCTATGATTTCGAGCATTCAACGTGATATGCGATTGTCTAAAGAGGAAAAACAACAGCGCGTTCAGGCGCATATTTCGCAGTTGCGAGAACTGGCGGGCAAACAAAAAGAAATGTCGGAGGCATACCGGAGGGAGAAGAAAAGAGAGGCGAATTAGTCTCTCTTTTCTTTATTGATTATGGGGAATCGCAAATGTTTTGTGGATAGAGCAGGTCAGATCGGAAATGAAAGAAAAAGGGGAGAATGAAACATGAGCAACCAACTGCAAAAAGTATTTGAGTATCAGGGGAATGATTTTAGGGCTGTCGTAGTCGATAGCGTTCCATGGTTTGTGGCTAAAGATGTATGCGATGTTCTTGGCCTTGAACAAGTAAGTAGGGCAATGGATAGATTAGAAGATGATGAAAGGAGGTTAGTAAAAGTACCCCACCCCCAAAACCCTGATAAAACTATAGATGTTAACGGCATTAACGAATCAGGACTTTATCAATTAATTATTGCATCAAACAAGCCGGAAGCGAAAGCATTTAAACGTTGGATAACACACGAAGTGTTGCCGGACATTCGTAAACACGGCGGATATCTCACACCAGAGAAGGTTGAAGAAGTTCTGCTTAATCCGGATACCATTATCCGGCTTGCAACCGACCTAAAAACGGAGCGGGAGCGGCGGGTACAACTTGAACAGGTAAACGCCAAACTACAGCCGCTGGCAAACTTCGCCCAACAAATCCAGGTATCAAAGAACACTATCCTTATTCGCGAGCTTGCAAAGATAGCCTGCAAAAACGGGGTAATCATTGGAGAAAAGAGATTGTATGCTAAACTGCGCGAATGGGGTTTGATCTTCCAAGGCAGTACCGAACCTAAGCAGGAATATGTTGACCGTGGATACTTCGAGGTTTCCGAGGGCTCCAAGGAAAGCGAACGAGGAACATTCACCTATCGAACTACCCGCGTTACCGGCAAGGGACAAATCTATATCATCAATCGACTACAGGAAGAAAAAACGGAAAAAGCCGTTTAGCAGAAGGGGCCGCAAGGCTCCTTTTAATTTGGAGAGGGGTGGGGAATTTGGAGCAAGCTGTAGCTTCGACAGCTCAAAAAATGATTGAGAAGCCCACAGACGCCTGGATGGCGGCTTTGCCGATCCTATTTATTGCCGGCGCACTCTTGACTTTAATCGGGGTGTATTTCTTAGCCCGGTATGTCATGGCGAACAATCAAACTCTGACAGATAAGATTATGTCCGAAAACGGTCTGAGAGAAGAAAGATATATCCGGCTGATTGAGGGTCCTGTAAAAGATATGACGGTGGCCGTAGCCGGTATGTGTCAGGACATGCGAGAAATAAAAGATGATTTGGAGGAGTTGAAGCGGAAATGAGAGTATTCATCAATCCCGGCCATGCGCCGGGCGGCGATCCTGATCCGGGGGCAGTTGGTTTAAACGGGTTACGCGAGTCTGATGTCACGTCTGATGTAGGGTTAATGACCGCTGAATACCTCCGCTCTGCTGGATGCGAGGTAATGGTTTACCAGGCAGACGATTTGCAGGATATTTGCAACCAGGCCAATGCTTGGGGGGCTGATGTAGTTGTCAGCATCCATTGCAATGCTGCTGAGAGCGGAGAAGCAACCGGCATGGAGATATTCACCAGCCGGGGGCAAACCAGGGCTGATAGCCTGGCTAGCTATATCATGGCGCAAATGGCCGGAGAATTCCCGACTCTGCCTGTCAGAGCTGACTGGAGCGATGGTGATGTGGATAAAGAGGCTGGCTTGTATGTTCTGATGAAGGCGATAGCGCCCGCGGTTCTTGTGGAACTAGCATTCATTTCTAACCCGGAAGAAGAAACCATCCTAGCCAGCCACGAAGGCAAGCGCATGTTTGCGGCGGCCATAGCACGCGGCGTAACTGATTATGAAAGGGGAATGTAAAAATGAAAGAGAAACTTAAAAATGCTAAAATCATGCTCAATGAAAAAGGCCACGCCGTTGACGATTTTGTGGAGAACAAGGCCGATAAACACGGATTCACCAAGTTTCAGGTCTGGCTGGGGCTGCTGATCGCTGGCATCGCTGCCGTGGCGGTGGTCAAGTGGGTGCTGTAGATGTTAAAAAGATTGGTGCTATTATCCTTGCTGTTGTCGTTGCTCTGGCTGCCCTCTACTGGTATAGCGGCAGAGATAACGGAGGAACAAGCGCAGCAG